GCGGGTTGTGGCTCGCGTCTCTTGTGCCTGGTCGGTAGTATGACCGACAGATGACCGAGCTGCCGCTGTGCGTGTCAGTCCACTTGTGGAGCGTGTGGTTGTAAACCCAACCTCGAGGAGCAAGCCACTTCTCGATCTCTGGCATGAGCACCGAGTTGTAGCGCGGCGTCGTGTCGGTGATGAGGAGCGAGGTTGTCCCCGGTCGGGTCTTAGCCACGAACCACAAGGCGAAGATGAGCGAGGTGGTCTTTCCCGAGCCCCAACCACATCGAGCGGCGATGATCTTGTCCTTGCGGCGTAAGCCACTGATCACGGCGCGCTGGAGGTCGTTGAGGAGGAAGTCGGTCATGCCTCCACCGCCCTCTGACGCTTGATCTGCTCTGCGCCATCAGCGTCAATCTCGACAACCTCTCCGACAAGCTCACCATCGGTGCGCTCGATGGCGGCGCGCATGAACGACCACATCACGCGCAGGAGAGAGCCAAGCTGACCACTGACCACGCGCCCTCGACCATCGCCACGCCTGCCGACATAGATCGAGGCGTCGAAGGTCATCAGCTCCTCATAAGGCACGTGCTCGACCTGCTCCAGCATGCGCCCACCAAAGTAGACCACGACCACACACCAGACCTGCGCGATCTTGTGCTGTAGCGCCTTGAACTGCGCCTCGTGCATAGACTGAAGGCGCTCGAGGGAGGCGAACACCTTGCCGTCGCGCCGCGGCTTCTCGTTCCAAGTCTTGATCTCGATGGCGAAGAGCGGAGAGACGCGCACACCAGGCGAGTAGATGATCATGTCGCAGGCGAGCACCACCTCGCGCGGGTCAAGGTCGACCTCGACTGAGGACAAGACCGCACTCTTGGTGGTCTGAAAGTCCTCGTGTTGATCAATCTCGTAGGAGATGGCGGCTCGCACAGCCTGGTGAGGTCGACCATAGGTGATCATTCGATTGCCTCCCAGAGCGCGATCACGCGACGCGCATAAGCTCGTGTGCCGCCATAGCTCTTAAGCGCGTCACCGAGCGATGAGCGCGTCTCAAGGTAGTAGCTCAGAGCCAGGACTCCCGCGGCGACCAGATCACAGCCCTTGGTGATGTGCTCACCGTTGGCGGTCCACCTGCCTCGGCGGTCGGGGCACCAATGGCGAGCGATGACCTGCATCGGCCCCGCAGCTCCTCGGCGGCTCGTGAGGTGCCACCTCAAGCGGCTCTCGTTGAACGCGACAGCGACGGCGAGCTCGGCAGGTACATCCTGCGCCTCTGCACTCTCAACGATAAGCTGGCAGACCTCCACCGCGCGAGCCTCAGCGCGACCCCGAGGAGGAGGCTCACCGACAAGGTTCGCCATGGTCACGATCCACATCAGACAGATGTGGCTCATGAGTCGTCACCATCGGCAGGCTTCACGCTGTCGTTGGTCTGCTCGATCATCTTGATGACCTCAGCGAGCCCATTGCTCTGCGTGGCCGTCACGTTGACCTCGCGCTTGGAGCCGAACTCGTCGGGGCGCAGGCGCTCGAGCCGCCATGCCGCCGCTTTCCAGTCGGTGTCGCTCGCTTGGTCCACCTTGCGCGTGAGGACAGCGACCTGGAACTCCACCGCCTCCTCGACCGCCTCATTGAAGTCGGGGTCCTCCTGCCGCCACCTATGAACGCTGTCGGGATTGACCCCACAGAGGCGCGCGGCTCGCGTGATGGGCTGACCGTCTCTGATGGTCTGAAGTATCTCGGCAAGCAGCTCGGGGCTCTTCTTAACCCGGAGGTCGCGCGCGCGCGCCGTCGGGCTTTCCGTATTAACTATCAGCGCTTCACGTGCCGCGAGCCCTTTTAGGTCGCTCTTCATCTTGTCGCTCAAGGTTTAGCCTCACACGTCTGATCGCGCCATGCGCGGTGTTGATGTTGATGTGAAGCATCTCGCCAATCTCCCTGCCGCCGTATCCCACAGACAGGAGCTCAAAGATCTCGGTGTAAGAGCAGATGCTATCTTCTCTGCTCTGGTCGGCCACTGCCATGAGCGCGTGAGCCTGCTCATAGCTGATCGATGCGATGGCGATCTGCTCTGGTGAAGATGACGGGTCGCTCCAGATCTTCCACTCGGTTGGCGTCTGTAGGTCGGCTGCGGCGCTGTCGCACTCATAGAGGTACCAGTGCTCATCTCGCAGACGGTTGAAGGCGAGACGCTTGAGAGCGCAATGCAGGAAGCTGAACAGCGCGTTGTCGTTGCCATCCCACAGCTCGGGCTTGGCGCAGAGCTTCTCCGCCAGGTGCCCAATCGCATCGTCGGCATAGCCGGTGCCGACCAGCCTCGAGATGCTAGCTCGTAGGGCCGCATGGTATGTCGTGTAGAGCGCAGTCATTAAGCGCTCGACCTTCGTCTTGGTCTTGGTTCTCATCGTCGGGGTTGTCCATGATGCCGCGGAAGAGCTCCTCTAGCTCCTCATCGGTCGACACCATAACGGAGGCCGACAGGATTGGCAAACACATCAGCGCCAGATGTCGCCGCCACTAGGCGCGCTGTGACCATCATCCCAGGTCGCACCGTTGCCGCCGCCGATGGTAGCAGCGCGCTCACTGTCGGCTTTGCGCTCCAAGAACTGAAAGTTGTCGATCACGATATCAAGCGAGGTGTGCTTGACGCCGTTGCGGTCGGTGTACTCGCGGTTCTTCATCTTGCCCTCGACCAAGACGAGCTGTCCCTTCTTGGGCATCACACCAGAGAGGAACTTAGCAGTCGAGCCGAAGGCGGCGCAGGAGAACCATTGCGTGTCGCGCTCCCCTCCTGCCATCGGCGTAGTCACGGCAAGGGAGAAGGCGACGATAGGCTTATCAGCGCTCCCACGCACCTCTGAGTCCTTGCCAAGTCGACCGATCAAAATACACTTATTCATCATTCGTGGTGCTCCTATGTGTTTACACAACCACTGAACACATGAGAGGTCCACATATGGAAACAAAGACGAAGATTGATGTGGGGTCGGGGTTTGTGATGCTGGAGAGCTCGATGGGGAGCGCGGTCACGATCGTCAACGCGGCGCGCGTCAGCATGGGTCGCAGGGTCGATGAGATCAGCGAGCCCGACCGCCGCCTCCTGCGCTACCTCTGGGAGCATGAGCACACGAGCCCTTTCCGACACGTGCAGCTCCAGTTCCACATCAAAGCGCCGGTGTTCGTTCTGCGTCAATGGATGAAACATCAGGTGGGCTGCGCTTGGAACGAGATCAGCGGTCGATATGTCACCTTTGAGCAGGAGGCGTGGACCCCGGCGGCATGGCGCTCGCAGTCCCCGATGATCAAGCAGGGAAGCGGCGGCGACCTCGATGATGAGACCAACGAGCGCGCCGCGGAGCTGTATGCCGCGGCGATGCGCGCCAGCTTCCACGCCTATGAGGCGCTGCTCGCGCTCGGTGTGGCGAAGGAGCAAGCGCGCCTAGCGCTTCCCCTCAGCCTGATGAGCGAGTGCTACTGGACCGCGAGCCTCCAAGCGGTGCTTCACTTCCTGCGCCTGCGTCAAGACGGTCATGCGCAAGCTGAGATCAGAGCGTTCGCAGATGCGGTCAGAGCGCTCGTGGAGCAGGTTGATGGGCTCGACTTGGTGCTCGACATCTGCCGCGATTAAAAGAGACCGCCGCGCCGAGGCGGTTAGACCTCAGCGCGGCGGTGCTCCCCCCAAGCGCACCAGCAATGGTGACGCTGAAGAAACACACGAGAAGGGATAAGTCTTGAAAGAGAAATGGAAGAAACACTGGCTCGGTCACGCACGCGCCTTGAGCGGCATGAGCCCCTGCTCCAGAGGCATCGTTGGCGCGCTGATTATTGACCCTCGGAATAACATCGTCGCCTCAGGCTTCAACGGTGGCCCTCGAGGTGGTATCGGTGATCTGTGCGGTGGTGAATTCTGCGAGCGCACGAGAAGGGGCATACCGAGCGGCCAGCAGACCGAGATCGGCTGTCACCATGCCGAGCTCAACGCCATCGCCAACGCCGCGGCTAAAGGCGTCAGCACCGAGGGCTGCTCGCTGGTCTGCTCGGTGAGTCCCTGCCTGGCATGCGCCAAGCTCATTCACCATGCAGGTATCGTTGAGGTGATCACCGCTGACAACTACGACCCCCGCGGCGCGACCTACTTGAGAGCTGTCGGCGTTGTGGTCGAGGTGGTTGAGCTTTAGTGAGCCTCACCAGGCTGATCAGTGTCGGTATCGCTGAGGATGTCTTTAAGATGGTCGAGCGTCTGAAGGTAGTCAATAAGGGCGGACTCTAGGATGGCATCCGTCTCAGCGTTCCCGCTTCCCGACCAATAGATAGACGCGAGCCGATACAAAGTGCCTCTGACAGCCGCTGCGGAGGCGACGCCTATCATCCAATCCGCGATGTTCAACTCCGTTGCGCCGGTCGGGTTCAGCATTGCCGAGAGCACTCGAACGGCACACTGAATGTTAATCGCGGCGCGACCATAGCTGAATTGAATCAGCTTGTCGGACTGATCGTCAGATGCTGACTCAAAGAATGGATTGATCGACTTCGGCTCATCATTTACGGCAATTCTCAAGTCGTGCTTGGAGAGGTAGTCCTCCATCTCGTGCATCTTCTCCATCATCGCGTTCAGGTGACCTGGCGTATGATAAAGGGGAATCTTCCAAGTGCTCTTGTTGCCGAGCATCTCCGAGCGCGACTCCTCTTGGCGAGCGCTAACCTCTGCTAGCTTCTCTTTGGCGCGTTGCTCCGCAGTCTTGGGCGCGAGCTTCTTGATCGGTTTGACCATGATGTCTTTCTTTCAATGTGGTCGAGGTTAAAAGAACAAAGCCCCTTGCGGGGCTCTGACGACGCAACCTCACCGACGACGATCTAGCTGGCGCAAAAGGCGTAGGAAACCTGCCAGCAAGATCAGAGAGGAGGAGAGGTGAGCGTCTAGGTGCTTGGGTTATAACTGCTCAGAGCGGATCCGTCAAGTTGAAGTTGAGAGCTCGCCATACATCGAGCGCAGACGTTCTCGGCTCGCGTGGAGCTCGGCGGCGATCTTCTTCCAGCCCACACCTCGAGACCGCATCTCTCTGACCTTGGTCTCCTCTGCGCTTTGCTCGGTGGCCTCATCCTCCTGTCGCGCCTGCTTGATGCGGCGATAAACAGAGATCGCGCAACAGCCAAGCTCGGCGGCGATCTGCGTCTGCGTCAGCCCCTCGGCGTGGAGGCGCAGGACTTCTGCGGTATCTACAGAGCCGAGACGCCGCTTGAGGCTCGGCTCTGCGCTGACCAGATCAACAAGGCGCTTGTAGTCGACTCCGAGCGCAGCGGAGATGAGGTGAAGCGCCATGCCCTCCTCGCGCATCTGGCGAACTTGCTCGATGTCGATCTCCTTTGGCTTGCGACCCCGGCGCTTGCTTGCCTCCTCAGCGATGTGAGGCAGGTGAAGCAGGAGCTCCAGCTTGAGCGTCTGCATGCCGACTCGCAGGTGAGCGCGGATCTGCGCGAGGGTCGCGCCCCTCTGGAACATCTTCTCAATCAGATCAAGATCGAGGGTCGGCTTGTCGGGGATCGGCTTCACCTTGCGCCCGCTACGAGTCC